CAGCTTCGCAAAGAGCACACGATTACGACTTCCAATGGGACCGCGGCCTACGACTTCCCTTCGGACCTTCAATATTTCGTCAATACGACCGCTTGGGACCGTTCGCTTAAGTGGCCAGTGTCTGGCCCGATCTCGCCGCAAGTCTGGCAGGTGCTCAAGAGCGGGACGGTGGGCTCGGTTGGACCAAGAGCACGCTTCCGAATCATGGCGGGGCAAATCTACTTCGATCCCACGCCATCGACTACTGCAACGGTCGTAATTGAGTACTACACCGACTTGTGGTGCGAGGACAGCGGGGGCACGGATCAGCGGTTGTGGGCGTCGGATACCGATCTGCCGATACTTCCGGACGACTGTTTTATCCTGGGGCTGATGTGGCGCTTTCGTAGGTCTAAGGGACTCGACTACCAAGAGGAGTACAACGCTTACGAAGAGCTCGTGGCCCGGCAGCTTGGGCGTACTGGCATGGCGCCGATTCTCGATATTGCGGCTACCGGCCGCGGGGATGTTCGGTTACTCGATGAGTGCAACATCCCGGATACTGGATTCGGGGTCTAATGCTTCGTCTTCAGCGGACGGCTAAGAGCCAGGTCGCTAAATCACAATCTCTCGCAGCGCCCATTGGAGGATTGAACGCACGCGACTCTGTAGCGCTGATGCCCGAGACCGATGCGCTCAAGCTCGATAATTGGTTTCCGTCTACGACCAGCGTCAACTTACGAAACGGGTTTGACCCTCACGCAACGTTTACTGGTAATTGCGAGACGATCCTTGCCTATAACGGGGTGACTCGAGGCATATTCGTCGCGGTGGATGGCTCTGATATTTCCATCATCAATGCCACCAGTGGTGGAGCGATTTCGACCGCTGTAGTTGGCGGGTCTGGGGACACAATCCAAGCGCTCACTAGCGCTCGGTTCGATTACCAAAACTTCGGCACTACGGGCGGGCAATTCCTGTCCGTCGTGAATGGGGAAGACACCCCACTTCAGTACAACGGTTCCACGTGGATCGCTTCTACGATGACTGGGGCGGGGCTCACGACCTCCAATCTCTTTACGGTTGCGGTCTATGCAGAGCGTCTTTGGTTTGCCGAAGTCGATACCTTCAACGTCTGGTATCTGCCGCTCCAGTCGATTACCGGAACGCTCACCAAGTTGGCTCTTGGGTCGCTCTTTAAGTTAGGTGGTGCTCTCTCGAACATTGTTACCTGGAGCTCGGATAGCGGCTCGCTGCTCGCGGAGTTTATCGGGTTCATTTCGACGGAAGGCGAAGTTGTAGTTTTTAGCGGTGAGAATCCCGCATCAATCACGACATGGTCGCGAATCGCCCAATTCCGAATAGGTAAGCCTGTAACGCGGGGGAATCGCTGTTGGGCCAAGTTCGCCTCCGAGGCGGTGGTTATTACGGCAGATGGGCTGATTCCGCTGTCGCTCGTAGTCACTCAAGGCAGAACAGACGAATCGACCGCAATTTCCGACAAGATTCGCAATAGCTTCAACCGTGACGTTCAGAAGCATGGCTCTCGGTTCGGATGGTCAGTCGTGCTTCATCCCATCGGGCAGAAGTTACTCGTCAACGTTCCGACTCGAGAACTAGCGACGAGCTATCAATGGGTCATGAATAGTCAGACGAGGGCATGGTGCCGATTCACGGCATGGGATGCTTTCTGCTTCGAGACGATGCGCGATGCATTGTATTGGGGAGGGGACGGAGTTCTAGCGCTGGCGGATACCGGCCTAGATGATGACGGCGACTCGATTACGGGAGACGCCAAGCAGGCATTCTCGTATTTCGGCCAGCGTGGACGACAAAAACAAATGACGATGGCGCGGCCGATTCTGAGCTTGAATGGTCCGATCAGTCTCGTGCTAGGGATAGACGTTGACTATCAGGACACCGATCCGGGGTCGGTCGTGCCCATTGCCGGCAATGTTGGAGATCCGTGGGAGGTTGCGTGGAACGTTGCTTGGACGGGGGCGGGGGTTATTTATCGGTCGTGGAATTCAGTCCGCGGCGTTGGGTTTGCTATTGCTCTTAGAGTCAAGGTGCAGTCGTCCGGGGTTAACCTCTCATGGTCGGCTACGGATTTCGTCTTTGAAGTCGGGTCTATCCTTTGACCGCGATCGACTTGGAGCATGGGCGCTCGAACGTATCCCCCACACGGATACATGGGGCGAGTGGTATCAGGCCATTGGTTTTGAACGAGACGGCGAAATCGTTGCAGCGACGATTTACAACCACTACACCGGGCCGAATGTCATGACCAGCATCGCGGGGGCGCCGGGAAGACGCTGGCTCACCCGCGGTTACTTGCTGGCGATCTTTCGCTATCCATTCGAGCAGCTAGGGGTGCGCAGAATCACGGCGTTGGTCGAGGCTCATAACGCAGATTCGCTGCGGTTTGTGCGGCATTTAGGCTTTAAGCGTGAGGGCGTAATGCGCCACGGCGCGGTCAATGACGACTTGATCGTGTTCGGGATGCTTCGCGAGGAGTGCAGATACATATGAGCAAAGGAAGCAAGCCGCCGCCGCCTCCCGATCCGAATGCGGTCGCGAATGCCCAAACGGGATTAAACGAGCGGTCGGCTCTCTACACGGCCGGTCTTAACCGTTACACGACCAATACCCCGCTAGGGTCTCAGAGTTATCGAATCACTGGCACAGATCCAATAACTGGTGCTCCAAACTACGAGCAAAACGTCTCGCTCGATCCCCAGCTAGAGGCGCGCTATCGACAGCAGATGGGGCTCGATACAGGGCTCGCTGATGCAAGCGGCAAGGTTCTCTCGCAGATCAACGGACAGTCACCCTTTAGTTTCGGTGGCCTTCCCGACCTCCCGACCGACTACGAGGGCTTGCGCAAGTCCCAATCCGATGCGCTTTACAAACGCAACACGGACTACCTCGATCCGCAATTTAAGCAGACTGAGGACTCTCTGCGGTCGCGTCTTGCCAATCAGGGCATCGTTGAAGGCTCGGAGGCATACACAAACGCGGTAGGAGACTTCAACCGCGGGAAGGAGTTCTCTTACGGGCAGGCTCGAGACAGCGCCATTGCGGGGGGCGGTGCGGAAGCAGATCGCGCGTTTGATACTCAGTCGCGAGCTCGCCAGCAAATGCTATCCGAGCGATTGACGGGGTATCAGTTGCCCTATGAACAACTCGCGAGCCTTCATGGGGTGACTGGCGGGGTAAATCTGCCGCAATTCGGGCAGGCTTCCGACGTTGGAACGTCGCCGGCCGACATCACGAATCCGATATATCAGAATTACCAGGGACTGATTGACGCTTACAACGCCAAACAGGGATCGAGAAACGCGACAATGGGTGGTCTGTTCTCATTGGGTTCTGCGGCTATTGGGACGATAAAGCACTGATGCCAGCCAATCCTTACCAGGGCTGGGGTGGCTGGGGGCCGGACCAACAAGACCCGTACGCCAATCCCGGTAACTACGACATTGGCAATGGCGCGACTCTGCATGTCCCGACGCCTGATGAACGCGCTCAGATGGAAGCCATCTGGCAGCAACGCGATCCGGGCGCATATATGGACGAGTCGCGCAAGCGGAATTTTTACCGCGCGGCCATTATTTCGGTTTTGGGTGGGGCGGCGGCAGCGGCTGGAGCTGGTGCGAGTGCGGCTGGGGCAGCTGGAACAACTGGAGTTGGGGCCGGAGCTGCCGGCAGTCTAGCGCCTGGTGCCGGAGTACTTGCAGCTCCCGCGACCGCCGGCAGCGCGCTCGCCGCAGGTGCTCCGGTCGGTCCTGCGCTGTTTGCAGGCACCGGGCTTAGTGGGACCGCTCCCGTTGCCGGGGCCGCGCTACCGGCCGGCGGGGGCGTCCTGGCGCCGGCTGGTGCAGCCCCGGCTAGTCAGGGCGGAATGTCGGTCTTCGACAAGATTAAGCAGTTCAGCAACATTCCGAGCGGCGGTGGTGGTGGGGGAAGTCAGCAGCCACAGAGTCGAAGGTTCGTCAGTCCGGCGCCGACCACCACGTTAGCGCCGCGCCAGCAGGGACCGATTATGCCGAGTAGTAGCACCAATTACGCACAGCTCGCTGCCGATGCGCAGCGCAGGCGCGCCTTCGCCGATGCACTGCTGGCTCAGTCGATGCAGACTCGCGGGCCCTCTCTTGAAGGGCAGCGCATCGTTCCTAAAATGTCCGGGGTTGAAGGTCTGGCGCAACTTGGCGAGGCGCTACTTGCACGGCGCGCAGGCAAGCAAGCGACTTCGCTCACCGCACAAGCCGAGGAAAAGAAACGACAAGCGCAAGCCGCCGCACTTAGAGGGTTCAATACCCCTCAGAATATGGTGCAAACGCCCGAAGCGCAGAACCCGTTTGCACTTGCCCAGAGCGCGCTCGAGGCTGGGGTAGATCCGAAAATTGCCGAGGCGTATCTCAAGAACAAGTTGCCCGGGAATCAGGCGTCGCCTTTCGGCGTTGTCGATACTAGCAACTTCACGCCTGACAGCCTGGCGACATTCGCTAAAACGCACAATTATCGTGATCTGGTGCCGGTAGATAAAAATATGTTCGGGCGATTCCAGCCGCGCGACTACACGCCGGAATCGCTCAAATTGTTTGAGCAGACTAAAGA